AGCTGCGATTGCCCGAAGCGCTGCTGTACACAGACTAGCGCCGTTCACGACGCGGAGTAGCGGTTTCTTTAGCTCCCGCGTCCGCGTCATGATCTCCGTATGCAGATTCTGATCAATCTCGGCGATTCTTCGGTTCATGAAGTACTCGCGTTCCTGCCGGCTTTCAACCAGCTGCATGGTTACGCCTTCCTTTGTGGCGGAGAAGGAGGAAACGCTGCCTCGTCTGACCATCGTGTAGACAAGAATAGCACCTATGATAACGGCAAGCGGCCATGCGAGAGCTTGGGCTAGTTCGATTATTTCATGGGTCATGCGAGAAGCTCCTTTAGTGCGCTTATATAAGCTTTGGGATAATGGGCAAAGTGGCTAATTATCCTCCATGGCCCGATTCTTATTGTATTACCGATGGAACGATATCCGAGTAGTTGTGGCGGAAGGTGGGTAACGATGTCGCCTCGGCACATGACAAGGGTAAGCTTCTTAAATCGTTCTTTTATTCGCTTCGGGGGAAGCCAAAGTACGCGCGGAGACGCAAAGGCGATCGTTTCCGGTCTAAATCCATGAAAGGTAAAATACTCGTGCGCCAAAATGGCTAAGGCGGATCCATGCGAGTATCCGGTTATTCGAAGACGGCGGCTTTGAATAACCGCCCGTAGTTCAGAAGAAATCTGGTCTTCAGCTCTTTTCCAAGCGCGTACGAAACCTCCATGAGCCAGCCAGCCAATGGGCATGGCCCTGTACGGTCGAACAGGGATGGCGAAGTTATCGCGCCAGTCTTGGAACGAGGAAGACCCTTCGAAGGCTAAGGTTATCTCATTTTCCCCCTCGATGATTTTATACTGAGTGTCTATTCCTGCGGTTTTCCAAGGGCCGCCTAGACACTGATCGAAGAGATGCTTCATGCCTGTACTCCATCAGGACGTACCGGCCAAGTTATTTCCCAGGGGAAGCCCTGTTGATTGGTGATGTCACGAAGCGTTTGACGGTAAATTGCCCACGCGTCCCGCTCGTCCTGGTTGAGAGGTGTATCGGCTACTTGTGTCCAGTCTGATTCTGAAAGAAGAGAGTTCCTACGGGCTCGTTCATTGGCGGACATTATGACCAACCCGGATTCCGCTGTGATCTGTCCCGATTCTACTTGTTCTCGGACCGTCATCATTTCAAGATGAAAATCTTCGTCTTCGACCAACTTCATGCCTTCGGGAACGGGCTCGATTTTGTCGCGCATGAGTTCGAAGTCCGTCTTCCTTTGGATTCGACCCTCCTTAAAAACATACCTCTCTGGGATCACGACAAGCCCTTCGGCAATTCTTTCCTCCAAGGGGCGCAAGTGACCGTCTGGCGCATATTCCCGCAAATCAGAGCCAACTACGCCAGCAAAGCCTATAGGTAATTCCATGGGCTCTCCGTCATGAATGCCTTCGTTTCGTGCTGCAGCGATAACTCCAGATAAACCATCAGCCGTTTCGTATACAGCCAGGATTTGGTTGTCTTTCACTATGGCATAAGTCTGTATCATCGGTTTCTCCTTAAGCTGTGCGTTTCCATACCTTGATTCGGCGGTTCACGGTTCTAGTCTCACTGCCATATCTCGGTGTTCCATCTGATCCATTAGTGTACGGAGCCGAGGTCTTTGCACCAGTAGTTACCTCACTTGTTACACCGGTATATACGTCATATCTTGCTGATAATAATCCAGAAACAATTCCATATCGCTCATAGCTACCAGGAGCACCATAAGCTTGTATAAACAGGTGTCCTTGAAATTGATCTTCTTGCTTGCCATTCAAGCGACCATCATCGGATAGCGAACCCCGTGTTCGAAACGACACCGATTCTGTAGACCACTGCTCCGCCCACGTCCCTCCAAAGAGGGTAGCCGGCCTTTGCGCTGTCGGGAATTCCGTCGCGTCATCGTTGCTTGCCGCATCAGGGTACTGCACGTAATACGAACCTATGGGGAATGCTATATTCTTGATAAGCCCTATGATATAGGTTTCGTCGTGTCGCTGAGGCGGGAGAGTCCCCGCATCCATGTTCCCTGCGTTCGTGTAGAAAGCACCATGTTGCCCGTCTAGTTTATCCGCATCGAACGTACTGTCCGCCCCTTTTCTGAGCGCGTCGATAAAGAGAGTAAGAGTAGCATCGCTATATACAAGTCCTGCACCTTCGATTGCCTGCTTCACCATCTGTTTGATGCCATACAGATTGAGCGTGGCCTGAGCCTCGGTTTCACTTAAGTCATCGAGGAGCGTAAGGATATATGGGGTTACAACCGCCGGTCCTACCGAGGCGGCAACCGGAATAGGATCTCCCGTCAGGTTGTCGAATCCTAAGAGCTTGCCTGCGCGAGAACCTGAGCTTGGCAAGTCTGGTGATTGAGTGGTATCGGTGATAGGGAACCGAACGATACGGCCAAGGATCTCGGCGAGCTGCTGAGCCAAGGCCGCTTGGCGGTCGAGCGCGTTTTCATAGGTTTCCGCGTTTTGGATCGCGCCGTTTACTAAATCGGTTCCCTGTTCGAACTCAAGCTCGCGATACACGGTAAGCCGTATCGCGTCCGGCCAGGTAGATAAGCGCGTGAGCGTGCCACTGACGCCTGGCGAAGAAATGCTATAATCGACGCCTTCCTGCAGCTCCTGGTCTCCGCTGGCAAGCGAAAGGACTGCGAGGATATCGGAGGTGTCCCAATAGCGAAAAGGAATGGGGACGCTGGCTGGTGCCCCGGACGACATGTCGTACTGGACTTTGTTACTGGTAGGGCCGAGGCTCATGGTTCTTCTCCTTCTCCCCCGAGGAGGGATAACAGAAACTCGATATATTCCTTCATCGCGAGGGTGGGTAGCCCTATGCCTAAACCGAGACCGGTTCCAAGCTCTTCGGCAGCCTTTAGGATATCCCCCTCGAAAAGATTGTCAATGCCCGAGAAAAGAGACTCTACTGCGGGCAATAGTTCAGAATCCCCGAAGCGCCGTTTGTCACCAGCGATCCAGCGCTTTAAGAATCCCGTTACCTCATTGCCTACCAGTGGTACGGAATCGCTGAACTGCGTCATCGAATAGTACACCCAGTCGCGGTACCATGCCTCGTCGTCGTCGGGCTTGTCTCGGCCGATAGCCTTCCCAAAGGCGCCGAGTAGTATGCCTGCGATCGCGTACGATACAGCAATGCCGATAGATCGGCCGTACTCCTTGTCGCGCCAAGCCTGCGGCATGTCATAGCGGATGTTCTGATAGATCACGTTCAATGCTGATCCGAACTGCAGGAGTAGTCGCTTCCATTCATTGTTCCCGCGGAATACCGGCGCCAGGTCTACGCCGCGGGCAGAGGGCTGGGTTTTTAAGGTTATATCGTCGGCAGTGCGTACCGCTTCTTCATGGCTGGACCCCTTTGCAAGAGCTTCATCGTAGACGCCTTTCCACCCGATGGCCACGCTGAACCGATCGGCGAACTCAAGACCCTTCATGCCTATGTCGCCTATTTTCCGAACCGCGCCTTCAAAGCCTTCCCGGTTCATATTCTTGATCGTCTCGAAAATCTGATCGGCGGTACGGTGCTTAAGCATCTCGCTCATGCCTTCGATCTCTTCAAGGAATTTCATCGGGTTCCCCGACTTAAGCATCTGGAAAGCCGCGCCGGCCATGCCTTTAGGCGCGTAGGCCATATAGGGTAGGGGGCTCGTTATGATCTGCTTCATCACGCTCGTCCAGCGATAGGCAAGGAAGCCCACGGCCATATTGCCACGGAGCAGGCGTACAGCACGGTCCCCTTCCTCGGGACCTTTGAACTCGTGAGGATTGGCTACCTCACTGATGTATTGATCTACGTAATCCATGCCGCTCTTGCCGAAGCTCTGCAGTATCGCTTCGCGCACGCTGCCGGCGCGCCGGGATTTGTACACGGCATTCAGTTTCTTAAGGTAAGAGCCATACGACACCAGGTGCTCTTGGCGTTCTACGGCCTTCTGCCAGGTTCCGAAGAGATCCAGCTTCACAGGCGTCTGATGAGCCATGCCGATCTTTATGCGCTCAAGGGTAAAGCCAGAATCAGGAAGGTTCATCATCCCATACTTGGTTTTTAGTTCGTCAAGGATCTTGTCGCCGAACTTATCGAAGTAAACGCCTTCACGATGGATAGGATAGTAGTTCCTTACCTTCTTCATTTCCTGGTTCGTAAGGTCGATCACGGCGACGTTGAGGCGATCAAATTCCTTATCGAAGTCATCGCCGATCATGTCCCCGATTTCTTTCATCTCCGTGGTAAGGTCAGAGTTCACCGCGTCGAAAATCAGGTTCAGCTTGCGGTTTCCGTGGAACTTAAGCGTCTCCGCGTTCCAGGTGTTGCGCTCCTGCTCTGAAAAGAGGTTGCCGAAGATGAAAGCAGCCTTAGCATCCTCGTCCCGCAGCATAAGGCGTATGGCCATAAGGTCGCCTTTGGTGATGGTGTAATCCGTATCGCCTGGTCCTACCCCGGCTAAGGTCACTTTTTCCTGGAAATCCTTCTCCCCGATCTTAAGTTCGTTCATGCGCATAAACACTTTTTTTAATCGCCGGTCAATCTCTTTTACCTTGGCGTTGTAGCGGTCGCGCTCTTCCCATACCAAAAGCTCGGCGTTGGGGCCGTCCTTACCCCCGTCAAGGTAGGTCTGGGAAAAGCGGCGCATGTTCAAGAAGGGAAGGTCCAGGACGCTCCGCTTCTCCATGTTCTTCATGAGCTCTTTTTGTTCGCTCGAGCCATGGCCAAACGGTTCCTTGTAGAACTTAGTCTTCCTGATCGTGGCATTCACCTTGCGGCGCGCAACCTCGCGCTCGAAGGCAAGGGCGTTCTCCTTAAGCAGTTGCTCAGCCCGGCCAAGCTTAGCCAGGTTATCGATGATCTTCTTGAGCTCTTTCAGCTCGGCTATGCTCCAGGCGCTTACCGGCTTATCGTTAATACGGTCCACGATGTCGTTGGTGAGGATCTTCCCCAGTTCCGGGGACTCCCGGAAGAGGATTGAGAAGGCGGACTTAAGCTTTTCTATCTGGGTGGTTGAATAGCGGGGGACCTTGTAGGTCTTTCCGTCCGCGCCTACAACGGTGTCGTACGCGCGGCGGCGATGGCGCTTACCCTCTTCGTCCATCTCCTCGATGTATTCCCATTTCTTGGCGCGCAGGTATTCCTGGATCGTCTCGATTTGCTGCCGGTTCTCGAACTTGATAGCCTTCGAGGGCCTCTTCATGATGGCGCGCCGCAGGGAATCGATCTGCTGGCGCAGCTTATAGGCCGCGCGGATCTCGGAGGCTATGATACGAGTCTGGAAAGCGGCTTCCGTACGGGCTTCCCGCAGCGCGGCCGTGAGCTCCTTGCGAGCCAGGCGTACCGAGAGCGCGGCTTCATCGCGCGCGCTTGAAAGGGCGTCAGCATACGCTTCCCGGGCGGAGCTCACGCGCTCCTTGGCTGCCTGTGCTTTGGTAAGCTCCTCCTCGGTAGCCTTGAGGGCCTTCCCCGTAGCCTTGTTCCGTTCATACAGGCTATGCGCGTAGTCGGTCTCGGCCTCAAGGTCGCCTTCGAGCTTCTTAATTTCCTCTGCCGCCTCTGTGTTTTCCTTCTCGTACTTCTTCTTGTCTTCCTCGAGGCGGCGGACATAATCGGCAAGCTCAGGATCGTCAATCTCGCCATCTCGGATCCGCTTACGCACTTCCGCGTCGGTGATGCGGTTGAGTAGCGCCGTCCGCTCGGCTATGGACATATCTGCGTAGCGCTCGAGCTCGGGCGCTGGAATGGCCTGCAGCTTCTCCCGCGAGCTTTCTGCGTACTGCGCTAGGTCGAGGTCTCCGGTCAGCTCGGCATAGAGGGCGGCGAATTCCGTCTCGTTGTTGCGCACATAAGTCAGTATGGCTTTGCGGGTAGAGCTTTTGAGCTTCTTGCCCTGGCCTACCGATTGAGCGGCGAGAAGGACTAAGGGATGGTCGGCTAAGCGCCGGCTAAGCTCCTGGCGCCAGCCGTGCGCTTTCTCAAGTTCTTCCTGTTCCGTCTCATCCATAGCGGCGGTTCTGTCATAGGCGCGGACCTGGGCGGTCCATAGCTCCATAAGGAGCTCTTCTACCCCGCCTTCCTTGGCCATGCGAGCGGCGAACTCTCCGCGCCTAGCTTCCTTGCGCTGGCCCTGGCGCTGATCGTGTAACTTTTGTTCCGTATCGGACTTTGCGGACTCCCAGCGCTCCCGGTACCAGACATCGAGCTCATCCTGGCTTAGGTGCTGGGGGGCCCGGGTATCCTCGCCAAAGGCCGGTATGGCAAAGCCCTCGACGTAATCCCGCCATGATTCCCAGGAATCGAAGGTCAGCGCTTCCTCAGCCGTCGCCTCCTCGTCCATCTGGTAGAGGACAGGATCCTCAGTCTCGAAGAGGAAATCCGGCTTGACGCCGCGGATGAGTTGGACTATTCTGTTTGGGTGAGGGGACGCGCGGTACTCGCTATTGCCGTAAGCTAGCCCCTCAGAAGAAGCCGTCGCCCCGGATTCGTTAAGCCGGTCAGCCGCGGCTTCTTTCTTTTCCACCTGCCAGTTCTTGAGCTGATCAAAGTACTCAATTCCTTGATAGACCATCGTGGCGATGGTGACTAAGCGTTCCTTGCCGTCAAGCTCAATAAAGGCAGCGTAATGCCGAGCAGAGGCTAACCGGGTCTTTTGTTCGGGTTTTATGTTCTCTTCTCGGTTGATAAAGACAGCCCGTCGTATAATTTCAGGTAGGCTTGATACGATTTGTACTACTTCATGGTTCGCCATATGCGCGCTTATTTTTCTGCCTGCGCGCTTAACTATTTCAATTTCCCTTCCGCTATCTTCATTACGAACACGACCCATGCCATCCATGGTAGACCTTATCCATCGTGCCGCCTCATGCGTATCGGATGGCACCTTATCAGCCTTCACCTGAACCCGCTCCATAGATTCCAGTTGTTCAATGGTTTTTTCATCCAGCTGATAAAGGACTATTGCGTCATTGTTTCCAATTGCCTCGCTTGAATAGGGCGGTAGTGCCTTTCGCTGCTCGGGGGTGAGGCTCATACGGGAAGCTACGTCCCGGGCCTCAATCTCTCCAGCCAAGGCGTAATACTGATCATAACCTACGATCCCCGAAGAGCCTTGTAGCTTCTGGAGCTCAGCGCTTATCGGCGCGCGCTTCTCGATAAGCGCTGCATAATCATCGATCCTCTTCTCCTTGGCCGCCGCGCGGAGTTCTAGGTTTATATCTTTTAGCTCCTTGTAAAGCTGATGATAACGGGCCTTGAACTCCTCAGGGGATCCTCCGCGCGCAAAACCTTCTTCCCTCTGGATCAGGTGCTGGATTTCATGGTGAAGGGTATCGGCATTTATTTCTCTCGATTTTCGATCATAGCCCACTGCGATATTACCGCTTTCGTAACTCGCGCCACCGGCTGCATTCGAGGAAAGGTGAACAAATACTCCTTCAAGAAAGGGGTACTTCTTGTAGAGCTCGGGGTCATCGAGCAACGCCGGAAGGGTGAAGGTGAGCGTGTTTCCCGCCTTTATGTCTTCCTTTTCACCCCAGGTCATATGTTCAAAGTCTTTCGGCTGGACTTGATTGGTTTCAAGTCGCCACTTTCCGTCGTACTTACCCTTGAACCAGCCGGTAGCCATTCTGACCGTCTCGGCATCTTTGCCGGCCGCGGCCATCTCGCGGGCCACGGCAAGATTCGTTTTTTCAATCTCGTCAAGCTCCGCTTTCTCACCGACGTACTGGTACAAAACGTTATCGTCAGCGAACTGCAGCCGCTGGCCTTTGACTGTCGAGAGGCGGTACTTGTCAAAGACATTGGAGAGGATCATCTGCAGGGCTTTGGAGTTCCGGATAAGGCTTTCATCCATGCCGTTCTTCGCTACGACATAGACGGTTTTCTTCTCTTTCGAGTAGCCGAAATAGAAGCGCTTGGCATCGGTCATGCCCTGGGCTAACGATATATGCGAAGCCCCTACTGCTCCTATACGGATATCCTGGCCGGTTTCATCCATGACGCCGCGGCCAAAGGAGGTAAGAACGCCTCCGAGCTGGGCCTGCGAATGGATGTCAGAGTAGCCGACTAAGGCCTTGGGGAACTTGAACGCGATGCGCTCGACCGGCCTGCCGTCCTCTTGATAGAGCGTGGCATCGTCCAAGGCTTCACCCTCGTTGTCTATCGTGCCTTCTTTGCCCTCAAGCGCT